AATATGGTGCAGGTGTTAATTCAAAATTTTTTACAGATAAAGTTTTAACATCTAGTAAAGCTAAAAAAAATATTGGATATACACAATCTGAATTTGCTGCTCTTACTGCAACACAACAAAATAAAGTTTATTCAGATTATATGTCAAATAGAATGTCAGGTAATGTAGATGCTTATGGAAATTTAATGCCTGGTGTTAGAATTGAAAATATTGCACATAAAAAAGCTGATGGCACAATGACAACTAGACAAGTTATTATGCGTGATAATAGTAATGGTCAAACTAAAACTGAAGCTCAAATAGAAGCTGAAAATGTTGCAGCACAAAAAGCTGCACAAGCAGAAGCAGATCAAGCTGCAGCAGAACAAGCTGATGCTTATAAGAAAAAAAGATTATCAATAACATCATCTAGATCTTTATTTGCAAGACCTGGTGGTAGAGGATTTTTTTATTAAATGACAAAAAAATGGATTCAACAAGCAATTAAAAAACCTGGAGCTTTAAGAGCAACTTTAAAAGCTAAAGAAGGAAAAAATATTCCTAGAAAAAAATTAGTTAAAGCTGCTAAAGGTTCTGGTATAACTGCTAAAAGAGCTAGATTAGCATTAACATTAAGAAAGTTTAAATAATGGATTATTTGGATAACTCTGAAATTAATTATGGTACTCAAGATAGAGCATCTGAAATTTTAAAAAAATATAAAGAAGCTCAAAATATAAAAGATTATTGGAAAGATAAATTTGAAGAAGCATATGAATATTGTCTTCCAAATAGAGAGTCATTTTATGAAGAAGCTCCTGGTCAAAAAAGAACAGATAAAATTTTTGACGAAACTGCTGTAGTTGGTGTACAAGAATTTGCATCTAGATTACAAGCAGGTATAACTCCTACATTTGCTAGATGGGCAGACTTTCAAGCTGGTTCAGAAATACCACAAGAATTAAAACCTAATATTAATTTACAATTAGATAAAATTACAGATTATGTTTTTCAATTATTACAACAATCAAATTTTAATCAAGAAATACATGAATCATTTATGGATCTTGCAATTGGTACAGGTATTATGCTTGTTGAAGAAGGTGATGCAATTAATCCAATTAAATTTACAGCAGTACCATTAACAAGAGTTTGTTTAAACACAGGCCCAGATGGTATGATAGATTCAGTTTATAGAACTAGATATTGCAAAGCACATGAAATTAAAATTTTATATCCTAAAGCTGTTTTACCAGAAAATTTTGATCCATTAAGAAATAAAAATAAAATTAAAATTATAGAAGCTGTTTATAAAATACATGAAGAAAATGTTGAAAAATATAAAATGTGTATTGTTATGGAAAACCCTAAACATATTCTTTATGAAGAAATGTTTACAGGAGAGGGTTCAAATCCATATTTAGTATTTAGATGGAATAAAGCTTCTGGAGAAGTTTATGGTAGAGGGCCAGTATTTAATGCTATGTCAGCAATCAAAACTTGCAATCTTACAATAGAATTAATTTTGCAAAATGCACAAATGTCAGTAAGTGGTGTATATACTTATGAAGATGACGGTGTAATTAATCCAGATAATATTTCATTAGTTCCTGGATCTTTAATACCAGTTGCCCCTGGTAGTAGAGGTTTATTACCTATACAATCTGCATCTAATTTTGATGTAGCTCAATTAGTTTTAAATGATATGAGAACTAATATTAAAAAAGCTTTATACATGGAAGCTCTTGGTAGACCAGAAGGTACACCAATGACAGCTACAGAAGTTTCTGAAAGAATGGCAGATTTATCAAGACAGATTGGTTCATCTTTTGGTAGACTTCAATCTGAATTAATAACTCCATTATTAAAAAGAATAATTAGAATTTTATCTAAACAAGGTAGAATAGACATCCCTAAAGTAAACGGTAGGGAAGTTAAAATAGCTCCACGTTCACCATTGGCTCAAGCACAACATATGCAAGATGTTTCTGATGTAACTAGATTTAATGAAATTATTGCAGCTAACTTTGGCCCACAAATGATTAATTTAATTGTTGATCAAAATGAAACTGCAAAATATTTAGCAGAGAAAATGAACTTACCAGAAAAATTAATTAGAAACGAAGAAGAACAACAAGAGCTAGTTAGACGTTTACAACAAATGCAAACAACACCAGAAGGAGGTGAAGCTCCACCAGGAGCATAATATGTCTTGGAAAGATCTAGAGAAAGAGAAGCCCAAAATAACAAATAGTATTGATGGTTACATAAGATCTGCAGAAGATGAGCAGATTTTAAATAAACATTTTGCCAATGTCTTTAAAGGAGATGAAGGTAAAAAAGTTTTAAACTATTTGCAATCAATAACAATAGAAGCTGTTGCTGGGCCAAATATAGATAGCAACAGATTGTTCCATTTGGAAGGTATGCGATTCCTTGTGGGAATAATTAAAACTCGCATAACAAAAGGAGAACAAGATGGCAGATGATAATGCTAATACAGCACCAGTCGCCACTGAACAAACTTCAGAGGTAACTAAACCAGATTATATTCAAGATAAATTTTGGGATGCTGAAAGAAATGAAGTTAATATTGAAAACTTAGCTTCATCTTATAACTCACTAGAATCTAAATTAGGTTCTAGAACAGAAGATCTAACTAAACAAATTAGAACTGATCTTGAAAATGAAAAACTAAGTAAGGTTCCTGAACAATATCAATTAAATGTTCCTGAATTAAATGACAACATTAGTTTAGATATAAGTCAAGATATGCCTATTGTACAATGGTGGAGTAATACAGCTAAAAGTGCAGGGTTATCTCAAGAACAATATGATGAAGGTGTAAAAGTATTTGTTGAAAATGCTATTTCAAATCTTCCTAATGTTGATCTTGAAATTCAAAAACTTGGAGATTCAGGCAGAGAAAGAATTGAAGCTGCTGAACTTTGGTCTAAAAAATATTTAAGTCCAGAATCTTATCAAGCAATATCTGGTTTTGCCTCAACTGCAGAAGGTGTTAAAGCTTTAGAAGAAGTTATGAAACTTACTAAAGATAGTAGTATGCCTACAAGTCAAACACAAGTTGATGTAACTGCTGATATTGATGATCTTAAATCTATGTTAAAAGATCCTAGATATTGGGATTCAAGCAGACGTGATCCTGCTTATGTAAAACGAGTAACGGAATTATATGAGAAGGCTTACAAAGGACAAAAACAAGCATAAATTTAAGTTTAAAAAACTTAATAAGCCAATAAAATGGCTTGACTGTGTTTCGCAAACTGGTTGGTTATCTGTAGCTCAAATGGAAGCTGCAGAACCAGCAGTTTGTAAAACTGGTGAATTTTGGATATACAAAGATACCAAAGATTATATAACTTTATTTGGTACATATTCTCAAGACAAAGATGGTTCAATTGAATTTGGAGAAGTAATTACTATTCCTAAAAAATGGATATAATTGTGCGTTGTCAAGAATAACACTTATACAATATCAACATATCAAGACCTTTAGAATGTAAATGATTGCCCTTAACTGGATAACAATCCACTGCATTAGAAAGATAATCGGTAATTAACAATAACTTAACAACGAGGAAAATAAATGGCAACATCAATAACAAATGCCTTTATAACTCAATTCGAAGCTGAAGTTCATATGGCTTACCAAAGAATGGGTTCTAAGTTAAAGAACTTGGTAAGAACTGTGAACGGTGTTAATGGTAATACTGTTAAGTTTCAGAAAGTTGCAAAAGGTTCTGCAAACACTAAAGCAAGACATGCTGAAGTAGTTGCAATGGATCTAGCTCACAGCAATGTAAGCGCAACTTTAACTGATTACTATGCAGCAGATTACGTTGACAAGTTAGACGAGTTAAAGGTAAACATTGACGAAAGACAAGTAGTTGCAAATTCAGCAGCTTACGCTTTAGGTAGAAAAACTGATAGCGTAATTACTTCTATTATGGAAAATGCAACACAACTTGCTAATAACTCATCAGGTACAGGTACTGGAATGAACCTAGGAAAAGCTCAAGCTATGATGGAACTTTTCAATACTAATGACGTACCAGATGATCAACAAAGATACTGGGTAGTTGGGCCTAAACAATGGTCTGACTTAATCAACCTAGATCAATTCTCAAGAGTCGAGTATGTGGGAGAAAGTGAACTTCCTTATGCTGGTGGTATGACTGCTAAGAGATGGTTAGGATTCTTATGGTTTGTACACAGTGGACTAGAAACTTCTGGTTCTACTGATAGACATACTGTAGCTTTCCATAAATCATCAATTGGTATGGGAATTGGTTCTGACGTTAAAACTGAAGTAAACTATATACCAGAAAAAGTTTCTCACTTAATTACATCTATGCTTTCTATAGGTGGTGTATTAATTGACACTGATGGTATTAGAATACAGAAGTGTGCAGAGTAATAATTAAGGAGATATAATAATATGGCTTACGCAACTGACAATCCTATTAAAAAGGTAGCACAGATGGGTGGCAACTCTCTTTGGTTTTACACTGACGGAGATGCTATCGCAACTGTAGCTGCAAGTGGTTACTTTAACAGCGCATATGCTGAATTGAAACAAGGTGATTTAATTCTTTGTTCTATCGGAATCGGTGGAACTCCAGAAGCAGATCTACTTACTGTTACATCAGCAAGTGGTGCGACTACTGTAACAACAGCTAAATTAGCATAAAGCTAATTCGATTTAGGGGGAGCAATCCCCCTAGATCTTTTTTTTTATAAATTATGGCAACAACAAATATTGATATATGTGCAAGAGCTTTAGTAATGATAGGTGCACAACCTATTACATCTTTTTCTGATGGAAGCACAGAAGCATTAGTTGCCAGTAACATTTACGAAGATATTACAAAAGCTGCTCTTACTAGATGTAGATGGAGATTTTCTACAACTCAAAAAGCATTATCATTATTAGCAGCAGCTCCTACTGGAAGATATGATTATGGTTATCAAATACCAACTGATCCAGAAGTTTTACAAATAAATACAATAACAGTTAATGATATTGTAATTCCTTATTCAAGATACAAAGACTATATTTATGTTAATGGCTATGGTTCTAATAGTACATTAATTATGGATTACATTTACAGAGTAGATGAAGCATACTTTCCACCTCATTTTGTTCTTGCTTTAGAATATGAATTAGCATCTATATTTGCAGGTTCTGTTGCTAGAGATTCTGCTATGATTAGACAATTTAAAGAACTAGCAGAAAGACAATTTTTAATTGCTAAAAATATTGATGCACAAGAAACTACTACAAAGGTTTTAGATACTAATAGATTTATTAATCTTAGAAGATCTACCAGAACGGATGTTTAATGGGAAGAACATTAAAAACTGTTATAACGAATTTTTCGTCTGGTGAGCTTAATCCTTTATTAGCTACAAGAACAGACGTACCATCTTATTTTCAAGGTGCTAAACAATGTAGAAATTTTGCATTATTAGCAGAAGGTGGTTTAATGAGAAGACCTGGTACTTCTTATCTTGCAACATTACCTGCAGAAGCAAGATTAATACCATTTATATTTTCTGATGATGAAATAGCGATTATAGTATTGTCTAATCAAAGAATGGATGTTTATAATATAAATGGTACAGCTATTACAAGTAATTATACAACTAATTGTAATTGGACTACATCTCAATTATTTGAATTAAATTTTGCACAATTTGGTGATACTATTTTTGTAACACATAGAAATAATCCAATTAGAGAAATATTTAGAGAATCAGCATCATCTTTTATTGTTAGAGAATTTGCATTTAAAATAGATGAAGATACACCTGCTGTTTCTGGAGTATATAAAATATTTGCACCATTTTATAAATATGATGATGCTTCTGTTACATTAACATTATCTACTGGTGCAACAGGAACAGGTAGAACAGTAACTGCAAGTTCTGGTGTATTTGTTCCTTCTTGTGTAGGACATTATTTAAGAGTAGACGGATCTCAAATGAAAATTACAGGTTATACTTCTAGTACTGTAGTTACAGTTACTATTGTAGAAGCTGTATCTGCTGGAGCTGGGCCTCATTTTAATTGGGAAGAAGAAGCTATTTCAGATCATAGAGGTTATCCTCAAGCAGTAACTTTTCATCATAATAGATTATGGTTAGGTGGTTTTAAGTCTAGACCTGCTGGAATAGTTGCATCTCATATAGGAGATTATTTTAATTTTGATGTAGGTACTGGATTAGATTCGGAAGCAATAGACTCTGATATAACTGGTAATTCAGTAAACGAAATTAGACATATGTTATCTGGTAAAGACCTACAAGTATTTACTGATGGTGGAGAATATTATATTCCAGATTCTACAGATAATACAATAACACCATCTAATATAAGTGTATTAAGACAAACTCCTTATGGTATATCTAGAACAGCTCCACATATGTTTGATCAAGCTACAGGATTTGTACAAAAAAATGGTAAAGCAGTTAGAGAGTTTGTTTATTCTGATTTAGAAGATGGTTATAAATCTACTGCTGTATCTATTCTTGCACAACATTTAATTGACTCACCAAAAGAAATTGCAATTATGAAAGGTAATAATACTAGACCAGAACAATATGCATTTTTTTTAAATAATGGATCTACTTATCCTGGTACATTATCTGTCTTTCATTCTGTAAGAGATGAAAAAATTGCAGGTTGGTCATTATGGTCTACTAGAAACGGAGATTATATACAATCAATTATTTCATTAAATGAAAATTTAGTTATTATTGCCAAAAGAGTTTTAGACGGATCTACTGTTTATACTTTAGAAAAATTTGCAGATGATGATTCAGAAACATTAGATTGTCAAACTTTATCTACATTAAATCAAAGAGGAACACCATTAGTTAATGGAGCAAGTCAATCTGGTGCCACATTAGAAGTAGATGGATTTACTTCTGATCCTAAAATTAATGAATCATTTACAATAGCTGGAGATAGTACAGAATATATAATTCAATCTGTAACAAATAATGGTGCAGGTTCTTATACTTTAAACTTAGATC